TCAATGTAACCAATGCTGAACTTGACAGAGCACTGGTTGTTGATGGTACTTCCAGATTCACCGATGATGCTCGCTTTGAGCATGACATTGAAGTCAATGGTGATGATGGTCAACTTGCTGAAGTCAGAACTTCACAGACCACTGGTAGCGTCAACCTATTTACTGACACCACATTTACTGGAACACTCAACATTGGTAACAAGGTAGGAACTCTAACTCTACTGAATACCACACCTGAGGATCAGTTCATCTATGTTGGCAATGCATCTCTGCACAGCAACATCTGGATTGGTAATACTCCAGATGGTGCAACTAATATCTCTAAGGTCACTATCGGTGGCGCATATAACAATAACGAGTCTTTATCCTTCACTCAGATTGATACGAAGGCACTGAAGACCTCGGGTGACATGCAACTAGGTACGAAGAGAGGACTTACTGATACTGTTAAGTTGTCTTCTACTGCGGGAACGGTTGAATTCTTCTCTGGTAACAGTGCAACTTCTGCCCTGGATCTTGCTACCAATGCTTCCAACATCAGAGTTGGTGGTCAGGGTGGTAGCACCACGGTTAGAAACAACCTGATTGTTGATGCAACACTAAGAGTTAACTCTGATATCACTCTCTGTGGTGGATTTGCTTCTTACTCATTCACTGCTTTCAGAGCACAAATGGGTTCGGTTGCATTTGAGCACGCTACTGGTATTCTTGGTGGTAATCTATTCAACTCTAACGTTGATTTGGTTTCTGTCCTAAGAGTAGATACCAACAGCGATGTTTACAACGCTCTTGATACTGCTGGTTCTGGTGAGTGGGGTAGCACTGACTATCAGGAACTAATCACTCAGATTCCTGGAACTGTTGAACCAACTGAACTTCCTGCTCTAACTGGTAAGCAATACTACTTACCACTCAAGAACAGCCCATATGATTCAAATGGCGATCAGTATTTCACTGAGAATGATATTCTACTCCTTGACACCCCAGCAACTGGAAGCAAGCACCCAGAATTCTTGAGAATTGTTTCTCTACCAAGAATCAGCACTGCTCCATACTACATCGTTGTTGAGAGACAACCATTTGGTACATTCACTGGACTGAGAAGTGATCATACTGACACGTCGGCAATTTACAAGTGTAACGTACAGTTTGATGCTACTTGGACAGAGCAGTTCATTGACGGCACTGGTACAAGTTCTGAGAAAGAAAACATCTACCTATCTCAGTTCGGTGGAGAACTCAACCTCAACGATTACATCATCGTTGACAGAGAAGATGGAACTCCTGCTGGTGATGGTGTTGATGATCAGGGTGAGGTATTCAAGATTGATACCATCCTAGATCAGATTGCTAAGTCGTTCAGAATTAAGAATGGATGTGATACTGCACAGGAAGAGGTTGTATTTGAAATCAACTCCGTAACTGGCGACACAATCATTAATTCTACAACTACAAACATCAACGGAACTCTATCTCTTGCTGGTGTATGTGGAACTGCTGGTGGAGCATATCCAAGTCCTGATCCTGATCTAGATGATCACCTAACCATTAAGAACACTGATGGCACCGTTTGGGATGTCAACATGTGTAATGGTGACATGTTGGTTGGTAGTACGGTTGGTACTGTATTTGCAGTTGGTGGATATTGGAGTGGAACTCCTCTAGATCACACTTCAACCAGTGTTGTTCATGGTTATAGATTTGATAAACAAACACTTAACCAGAATGGTCCTGTTACCACAGTAACAGCTGGATTCGTTACTAACGATTGGAATATTCCAGTTGATGACATTGAGAACTTCCAGAATGGCGATCTTGTTCTTATCTACAATGGAACAACTCAGGGAGAGATCATTCTTATTACTGATGATCCTTTTGAGACTAATGGTCAGGGATATCTCCCAACCATCTACAATGCTCAATATCCTGCATCTGAATATCCAACTGGTGGTAGAGGTGCTGAAGGATCTGGAGTACAGAACTGGAACGCTGGTGCAGTAGCAATTAAGATTAGAAAGTATGGATACACAACAACTCTGGTTGACAGCATCCCTGCTTCTAACAGAACAATTGTTGAGTCTCCAAACACTAATCCTAACAAGATTCGTGTAAAACTCAAGGATTCTAGACTAGTTGGTAACAAACTAGATACCTCACACTTCTTCAGAATTGTAACTGGCGGTTCTCAGGAATGGTTCTGGGCAGATTCTATTGATGGTAACAATTCTTCCTTCGGTGTTCGTCTCTCCAAGTCAGTTCAAAGTGCTGCCCAGGCAATTGCACCTATTGGAGAACCTCAATACACCGCATACTTTGGCGGCGGTTCAACTACATTCCATGATGAAGTTAACATCTACGGCGGTGAGTTTAGAGTCTGGGGTTCTGATGGTGAAACACTACTACTCAACATCTCTAACGATGATGATCACCCTGCTGACGGTGCAGTTCTTGATCCTAAGACTGGTAAGAACGGTCTCTGGATCAAGGGTGGTGGTACATTCCTAGATGACCTTAGAGTTCAGACCGATACTTGCGAAGCTAACGGTGTATGCACCAATGATGATGTATTCCGTGTCTTTAATGAGCAAGGAAACGTCAATATGGGTGAGCAACTTTACATTAAGGGTAAGGTTGTTCCTACAGATGTTGGTGACGCAGACGTTGCGATCCTGCACATTGATAACCTCGGTGGTGCTGGAACTGGCGGAACTGTTGGTCCAAGAGACTTCAAGATCTATCAGGATTGTTCAATTGATGCATTTGGCATCAGTCGTTACTTCACTAGAAATGGTGGACGTAGATATACATATGTTGAGCAGTCACTAACTGGTCTAGGACAAACCCAAGCAAATCCACTACAACCAAATAACAACTATCTACTGAACAATCCATCTGGAACCAACATGGTTCTATATCTACCAGATTATGCTGAAACTGGTGACATGATTAGATTTGTTGAAGTTAGCGGTAACCTAACTTACAACACAACTCTTGTTCTCAGAGCACTGAAGGTTGATAACCAAGCAGTTGCTATTCAGGGTGATACATCTGGTAGTAAAATCCAAGCAGGAACAGGTCAACTCATTACTGCATGGGATAGTGGAGAGATGATTGTTCAAACCAGAAACGCATCCTTCGGTCTAATCTATGTTGGACCTACTGATGCTGCTGGCGATCCAAACGCATCATCTATTCCTTCTAACCTACGTGGTTGGTGGTTAACAGAACTCTGATAACACATGGCACAATACTACAACTCTATTAAAACCATGAGAACCGCCCGCATTGGCACTATCATGCCATGGGGCGGCAATGGATTTGAAGGTTTCTCGGTGGACAATGTTCCAAAGGGATGGAGAATCTGTGATGGAACAGAACTTGATGCTCTAGACTACCCACTTCTAGCGGCAGAATTGGGAACAACATATGGTGGAACTATACAAGGGGAGTTTCCAAACTTTAGTGCTGATGATACTTTTGTTCTTCCTAACATTAGTAATCGTGCCATGATTGACTTGGAACCAGAATATCTTGCGGATCCAAAGTATCAATATGATCAGGGTTATGTTCTGAATACAGTCTATGATTCTGACGGCAACACTTTAGCGGATCTTATTGTAGATTTCGGTACAACTGCTGTCATTAAATCAAATTATTCTGCAAATGCAGATATTGACTTTGTTCTACCTGTAGGAACTTCACTATCGGGTAAGTTTACAGGAATGGACATTAGTGATCCTGACTTTACTGCATCAATCACAACACTAAACAGAAAACTTGGTATTAACCATAACCCAGGGCACAGTCACCCAGGAACATTTAACTCAGCGGCAGCAGGATTTATTGGTCCTGCTCTGTTTACTTCTACAACTATTGAGATTTCTGGAACGGAACCTCACCCAAATAATGATTGTAGCAGTTCAATTGTTTCAAACAACAACTCATGTCAGTTGCTTCCAAGTCAGTCGGCAGCTCCATCATGGCAGAATGGAAGAACTTTGATGGCTATGTATGGTGATAATAACTATGAGCACACACTTCCAGTCATGGATAGATTTTATGACTTCGTAAGTGATGCTGGAAAAGATTACTGGTCTCAGGTTCCTGCACCAGACTGGCATGATGGAACTCCCACAAGAAATAGTCCTCAAGCAGTGGCGCAAACTGTTAATTTCGCAGGATCTACATTTACTGGACAGTTTCCTTATGAACCAGTAAAAACTCATGCTAACCAAGCATGGACAGGACTCTTTCCCAAACCACTTGATTTTGGAAACAGAAAGAACTACTATGGTTTTGGTAAGGGTAATCTCAATAATATTGAAGACAATCCAGAGGATTCTAGTTACTATTTCACTGTGACTGGAGTTTCTGTTACTCAAGGTGTGACAGAAATTGATTTGCCAGCGGGAACAGACATTAGAACAACCAAAACTTCACCATCGGATCCAAACGTCACGTGGTATCAATACGATAAGATTCACCCATGGCAGTTGATTGATGGCGACTGTTTTGAAAAGGGAACGTATATTACACAGATTGAGAGAGAAGGAAGTGACGATAGTAATTACGTTTATACAATCAAACTTTCTTTCGCAACTATTGCAGCAGGAACTTATGACATAACATTCAGGGAAGGTACTTGGCCAACTGCTATGAGTAACTTCCACAACCAGGATCCAGATGACTCTGCATTTACATCTCACAACCATGGTACGTTTGATATTGCAATGTCTCGTGGATCACTGAATGCACCATTTACATTCCCCCTGAATAACATTAGTATTGGTAGTGTTTCTCCTGATAATCTAGATGACGCTCTAAATATCATTGTGGACACAGACCAAGCGTCAATGAATATTGTATACCTAATCAAGGCGTACTGATGGCAAAAATTTACGCGGCAGAAAAATCTAAGTATGGAGATCTAACAGGTCAAATTATTATTTGGCCAGTTCAGGTTAATCCAGATATTGACTCATCTTATATGAAGCAGAACCTTCCTGCTGGATATCTGAGATGTGATGGAACGGTATATAATGTCATTGACTACCCTCAACTTGCTGCTATTTGTGGTGTGGGGGAGAGTGGTAAATTTGTCAGAAGAGATATTGCAGGTGATCCACTTCAAACTCTAACTGATAACCAGTTCGTTGTTCCTGACTTAGGTTCTAAGTATCCTAAACCAACTACTGGTCCTGATGCTGGTCAGTATAAATCTATTCGTAAAGTAAACCAGGCAGGTAATGAGATTAGTAGATCTGGTCTTGGTATTGAAGCAACCGCAACCCTTGGAACTCAGATTGAGTTGACATATTCTGGAACATTTGTTGTTCCCTCTCAAACTATTCCATTGAAAGGAAAACCATCCTGGACAGTTGGAACTCTGGCAGGTAAGGTCACCGACACCGAGACTGTTGACGCTAGTGCAATTCATGGTCACTTACACTTTTTTGCAGGTGTTAGAACTAGAATTAAGGCAACAAATGAACTGGACACTGCGTCGCCAACCACATATTTGGATCCTCAAGCAATTGGACAGGTTGCTTATTTCAACGCATCAACTGTACCTCTTCAGGATTGGTTAGATAATACAATGGCACCTGGAACCAGTAGTTACCCAGGAAACAATCAACCTCCATGTAGAGCAATTGCATCAAACAAAGTTGCTGATGGATTGGAGTTTTACTTTGGTTCACCAATTTTTGCTGACGCTACAGCATATAGTAACGCTTGCTATAACAATGGTGCCTTACTACAAACTGAATGGTTTTACTATTGTCTCACTGATTATGAATGGAACAACTATCCAGTCGGACAGTCATCATTTGGTGTAAATAATCTAGTTCCTCAGGTTATTAGTGGAACTCCACTGCTCTTCGGTTGTGGATTCATTAATGGTCCTACTGCTATTAGTAGTTCAAATGCCGATGTTGATGCGACTTACATTCAACCTTTTGTACCTCTAGACTGGAAAGAAACGTATTTGGATGATGTTGTGCCTCTAAATAGCACAAGCGATGGTTCCGCTGTCTATTCAACTTTATTCAATGAATTCTCTGAGACTACAGAATTAGATCAAGAGGGTGATCCCACCGCTCACGCACACAAAGTAACTATTGATAAAGGCGACCATACATTTGCCTTGAAAACAGACCCTCTGGAAATTTCTCCAGATGCACTTACCACTACACTAAACCTAACTGTTGATCAATCAGCATCTCTAGATAGTGTTTCGGGACCATTTATTGTTTTAGAATATCTAATTAAAGTTTAAGCAATGGTAGCATCAACTCCGCCATCTTATAGAAGTAATAGACCTCTATATTACACTGATAAAGCAGCAGATTCTGGTAATATTGGAAGTATTATTACTACTTTCAAAGCAATTGATGATGTTTACGATAATTCTTATGTTCCATTCACTCCATATGTGAAGCAGAATGGCAATGCCAACACTGGAACAAATCCAGAGTATCAGTTCCCTGGATATTTGTACTGCGATGGTGCAGAATATAATATCGCAGACTTTCCTGCATTGTATCAAGTTATTGGCAATGAATATGGTGGAGAACCCAAGCAAGGATTAACAATCGTTAGTGGTGGATCTGGATATTCTAGTGGAGCATTAATTACATTTGAAGCACCGCCTGGATATGATGCTGCAAACCCAGGATCTCTTCAGATAATTGAAGCAAATCTAACGGTTGAAAATGGAGCAATTACAAATGTTGCAGTAACTAAACTGGGATTTGGATATGATCCTGCCAATCCCCCTACATTTACTGTTTCTGGTGGTGGTAGCGGACTTCAGTTAAGTTTCAATTTCTCAGGACAGGGTGCTTTACAGAGTATTTCTCCAACAAACGTGTTGAACTATGTTGGTGACCCAGATCTTGGTACATTTGCTGTTCCAGATTTAAAAACCAGAAAAATTGTTGGTTATGGCAACGTATATGGACCAGGAACACCTACTGCTGGTCTCCTTACTCTTGGTGTTGGTAAGGACTACACTGGTGGATCTTGGATCCTCACAAAAGCAGCGCAAGGTGGATATTTTTCTCTTGGTACTATTACAACGACTGGATATACTAGTGTTATTGATAGTGCTTCAACTCAGATTGTTGGATCACAGACAGTTTCTGTTGAGATGACTGCAAAGAGACTGCAGTCAGTTCCTCAGCACACTCACTATGTCTATCATACTACTGCAAGTCAGGACTTGGCTGCTAGATCTGGATATAGTGGCGACAGATATCTTGCAGAGTATACAAACGGACAGAAGTCTCTGTATAGTTTCTTCCCAGTTGGCGGTCTTGCATTTGAACACTCGCACGCACTATTGAAGCAACCTTTATCTGATAATACTGTCGCAACATACGATATTTTTGACTGGGTTCCTGGAGCACAAGGAACAGGATCTACAAAATTTGGATATGAAAACGATCAGTATTACATGGCATCAGGATCACAGGGTGCTGGAACATATGAATTGATAACATATGTTCCCATCACTGTTTTCAAATCTTTCAGTAATTCTAGTGTCATTGGTGGTAGAACTGTATTTGCTGGTGCAACACCAATTATTGAATACAATTCAACCAATTCGTATACGACTGCTGGAAACTATACATTAGCAATGCCTGCTGCATGGGAAACCATGCAAATCGTTGCAGCAGGTGGAGGCGGTGGTGGATCCTCAGGTGATACTAGCGCAAACGATGGTGGTACAACTACAGTCACTATTGGTAGTAGTCTAACAGTAACTGCTGAAGGAGGTGGAGGAGGAAATAACTCTGCTGGTGGAAGTGGAGGATCTGCAACTATATCGGGAACTGATGCAGGTAACTTTTCGCAGATTATTGATAAGTCTCAAGCAGGACAGAGTGGATCTACTGCTGGACCATTCTACTATGGTGCTTACCCAAATAACCCAGATAATGCTGGACAGGGTGGATCTGTAGCGGCAGGCAATGATGGTGGTGATGGAGTAAATAAGTTTGTAAGTGATGACGGATATACAGGATCAAGTACTTATACCTCCAGCGGCAGTTTTAATCTTACAACCCAGTATTATTTTACTGAAATTCTTATTACAGTTGCTGGCGCACAAGGTGTTTCTAAGGGAAATGCTAATGGTGGTAATGGTACAAATGGTGGTCGCGGTGGATATGGATCAACATTAGTATTGAATGTCAAGAACCCAGGATCTGGAATTTCCGCAAGTTTTACAATTGGTAATCAAGGTAGTGCTAAAACTGGTGGTAGTGGATATTCCAGTGGTGGTACTGGAGGAAATAAGAATGGTAGCGGACAAAACGGTGGCGGTGGTGGTGGATCTACTTCACTATCAATTGGTAATGAAATTGTAGCAGGCGCTGGCGGTGGTGGCGGCGGTGGCGGTTATGATGGTGGTAACTCAGCGGCAGGATATGCTGGCGCATCAAATAATACTCCTGGATGGAATAGTAACACTCCACTATCAACCACATCAAACCTATTTGGCGGTGGTGGCGCTAACGGTGGTAACGCTGGATGTAACGGCGGCGGTGGCGGTGGCGGTGGAGGTGGTATTGCTACCTCTCAATACTCTGGTCAAGGCGGCGGTTATGGCGGTGGCGGTGGCGGTCCTGCTGGTCACGGTGGTGGATCTGGCGGTGGTCGTGGTATGACCTCTTATAAGAGCTCTTATTTTACACAACAAAGTCACTCAACAAATAACAGTGGTGGAGGATATGTTGCTTATTCATATGAAGAGGATAGAAGTTATTGGACAAATGGTGGAGGAGGCGGTGGATCTGGTGCCTACACTTATGGAATTATTGATTCTGACCAGTTGACTGAGAATTCTGGTAATGTAACTATTACCGTTGGTGGCGGTGGTAATGGTTCAGGTGGTGGTGGAGATGGTAACAGCGGTTCTGCTCAAGTTAACTTTGGAGAGATTGTTGGTTATGAAGGCGGTGTTTCTTCAGTAACCGTTGGTGATATTATTATTGCTGCTGATGAAGATGCTGAAATTTATAGTAGTGGCACTGGCACTGGATCTGCGGGTGGATTCAAACTACCTACCACACAACTTCCTGTTGTTGAAATTCTCGGTGGTGGAGGAGGAACTGGTGCGACAGGATCTGTAACTCTTTCAAATGGTGTTGTCAATAGTATTTCTCTTGATAATGCGGGAACTAATTACACTGCTGTCCCAGAAGTTAGAATTAAGCATGGTGCGGGAACTCGTGCATATGCAACAGCAGAAGTAGATCAGGTTACAAAGACTGTTACTGCTCTAAACTTATCTACGTTGTCAACACCAGCAACATATAACAAATATGTGAAATTACGTGGTGATACTCAAGAAAGATTCATTATTATTAAAGAGCACGATTGCACTAATGTAAATAGATTTGTCATTAAAGTTGCTCGTGGAAATGGTCAGAATGGTGGAAACACGCCAGAACATGGTGGTGACGAATTAAAATTATATTATAATACTGATCAAACTCTTAACTTCAGTAACTTCCTTGGTATTATTGTCCCTCTTGCTGCTGATGATCCAGAATACACTGGTGTGGATTATGATGGAACTGGTACTGGAACTAATCCTACCAATTGGTATTGGTATGAAGTAGTTCTTCCAAACAATGCGAAGACTGCTACTACAAGATTTAAAATTGCTCAGGAAAGAAACCCTGGAGCATCTACGAATGATAATGCTGGTGATACTGACCACTTTGGAATTTGTGACTTCATCTACGAATATGATGAGGTAACGGAACTGCAGTTTGTCCCTGCTGATGGTTCTATTCCTAAGTCTGCTGATCTATTGTCATATACTGTTGAGGGTAAGGAGAATGCAACCTATACAACAGGTGCTACGGGATTGGATGCTACATTTACACTGAACTCCCAGAATCCACTCCTACCTACTGCTGCAATTGATCCAGATTTCCCAATTCCATTGCTTGAACCTTACCACCTGTGTAAGTATCTAATCAAAGCATTCTAAATACACCTGGGAACGTTTATCAAAGATATGTCTATCTCTAGTAATTCAACAGTTCCAGAGTTAATTCTGGAAGTGAATGTCATCAAGAAACAAGTGAGGTATAGGAGTGTTACCAAAACAATCCCTGATACCTACTGGAAAGATGAGATATCTACCTTCTTATATCCAACCTGGGATAGTGACAAAGATAAGTTAGTATTGTTTGGTTGGTACAGTAATAATACATACATCGCTCAGCGTCGTAAGTATTCCAAGAACTTCAAAACTGGTGAGTTCTATTGGAAAGACTATGAGATGGAGCAGTTAGATGAATCTGCATCTGTTGTATTTGAAAAGTTTAAAGAAGCGTTTTTCCTTGTAGATTCTCTAGAAACTCAAGAATATGAGCAGCAGTTTGCTAAAATTTATGCGGAGACTGCCTCTGTCAGTTGGTTAAGTGTTAGACTCGCACGTAATTTCCTTCTAGATGAGACGGATCATGTCTTTATTGAAGATTCCCCATACTCAGACGAAGATAAAGCACTATACAGATTGTATAGAGAGAAGTTGAGAGATCTTCCTTCAAATGTTACATCTACAGATCCTGCTGATCTTAAGTTCCCAATTGATCCAAAATACTATAAATCAATCTGGTTGGAAAAGAACCCAGATACTGTGTACCTAAGTACAGAAGATCAATTTATTAGACTGTCATCCCATTACTTTACTACATTCAGGGAGAAATTCTCATCGTATTTAATGGTCAAGAGTTTAACAGAGGGTGTATACTTTAGTTCATTCATGAATGCACTGAAGCAGAGTGGAGTAGTTTGGAATCAAGAAAACCAGTATCAGATGGATGCAGAAACTGCTCAGCAGGGTAAAGATCTTATAACTAAGATCTTGCAGCAAATTGAGTCAGAAGGAGGATCATGATGGAAGTAATTAATGAATGGGAGTTGGTAGAAGTATACTGCCAAACTAAAAACAAGTCTGTAGTTTATTTTAGAAACCCTCGTATTGCTGCTGCAGATGCTGCAAAGCAACAGCAGGTCTGGGAATGGTATGCTGACTTCGCAGAGGATGAGGTTCTTGATGCCATGAAAACCATGGGAACATGGGATATGATTGTATTTGATAATGTTGACGTAGCAATTGCAAACGCAGGATCATGGTTCCCTCCCCAGGAAGACTGTCCAGATGCAGATTATTACTGGGAGTGTCACGTTATCGGTCCTGATGGCGAATTTGAGTGGAGAAACCGAGATTCTGTCGCTTGACAACACTTGATGTCTATGCTAGTGTAGCAGGACACCAGTAGGGCACCATGCTTGAATTTTGTTATGAACTCCCTTATGAGGAACTTGATTTCACAGACCCAGAAACTCGCGAACTTTATCGTATTGGAAGGGGAGAGCAAGGAGTGCTACTGGTACGCCCTTACACTAACGACATATGCGCTCATTGGCGGTTCGTAGATGAAGAAACGGCTACTACATCTTCTAATAAAATATACGAGATGTTCTGTGAGTATAAACGACGGAATGATTTCGTTGGGATGGACATGGCAAGGAAATTCCTTGAGATGGGATTCACTCGTGCCAGACGGTATGCCAATCACTCTTCGGGACGCAAATATGCAGAAGATGGGAGTGTATCTACCTGTGAGGAAGATTGCCTCACGAATGTAAAAGCAAGAGCAGCACAAATCTTTAAGCGAGTGAGAGATCTCGCAGCATATGATACCAAATACCAACAACTTCGTAAACAATGGAGATCCAATGAAAGTACCTACGCAACCCGAGTTACTGCACTTGCAGCTACAAGCAATGTTACGCGATCACGATATTCCCGAAAGCGAACTAAAGTATCTTGGTGACTTTGAATATACTGAAGAGTATCAGGCACACCCTGAGTATCATGGGCAGATTATGCCATGGTATTGTGTTGGTGGTGAGCATGAGGTGCCAGTTTGTGATATTGCATCAGTAGATCGTGTAGATGAGGAGTGATGATAAGACAGTTAATGCCGTGGCCATGTTCTCTTATTCAGTTGGATAATTGGGCAGAAAAGAAAGAACGAATCTATGAATTTATGGAGAAGAATCCATATGTCAAGGGTAGTTATCAACCATTGAGCAACTACGATCCCATCAGGTTTGATCCTGAGAGGACAAGTGCTGCTTCTGAATTTGCCAATGAAGTATTTGGCGAGTCAATTCAACAGTTTGGAAGAGAAATTGGTGCCGCTGGATATAATATTACAATGGCATGGTCACAGACATCTGGAACAAACATGGAGCAGGCAATACACAACCATGGATACAAAGGGTTCTCTGCAACATGTTATGTGGACTTTGATCCAGAAGTTCACACCTCAACTGTATTCTATGAGAGTCTTCCTAGTTTCTGGGATGGTAACAAAAGACAGATAGAGATACCAAATTGTAAGGAAGGATCATTGTTTATTTTTCCTGCATATGCGGATCATTTTGCAAGACCAAATCTATCTGACAAACCACGGACAATCTTTGCATTTAATTTTATAGTTACACCACCAGATAACATTCGTCTAGACAAGAAGGACAGTTAGAAAACTGTCACAGGGCACTGCGGTGCCCTTTTTTTGTGCTATACTTACAAGGTAAACGCTTCCCAGTCCATGGAGTATCTCTGGAGAACTTGCCTTGGCATCGCTTTTGCTGGTCTGTGTGTTGTGGTAGTGCCCAACTCATTCTCTGAACTAGCAATGGCATTTGTTGACCTTGCCCATGCACCCGCTAAAGCACGTGACGGCGAACAGTATTGATTATGTTTGACACTCTCATTGAAAACAGTGGTCTCCGTGACTACATTGACGCTAATGCACAAGATCCTTGGCATGATACCATGTTCCGAGGTTATGTGTTCATGTCACCCAAACAAAAGGGTGAGTTTGGTGAGCGATTTGTCTCTCACTATATGGAAGAAGAGCAGTGTCTTGTTGAACGTGCTGCTACATCTACCGCAGGGCATGACCGTGTGATTGATGGTATCTTGACTGAGATTAAATTCTCTCTTGCCACTCGTAACAAGAAAGGTGGTGTCAAGAAAGATTCTTTCATCATCAATCATATCTCTCGTGATAAGGATTGGGAGCGTCTGATCTTCTTTGGCATCAATCCTGATGAGGAAGATGCTCGCTTGGTGTGGTTCAGCAAGGAAGATTTCATTGCTAACTTGGACTCTGGTCTGTTTGCTCATCAGCAGGGTGGCGGAAAGATTGGTAACGATGATTACATCTGCACCAAGGTCGCAGCACTTCTAGCAGAACCTTGGGTCAAGAGCGTGGATGAGTGGTGACAGTTGCGGAACTGTCCACCCGACCTTCCGCGTCGTCCCCGCATCCCCTATAATTACAAGGTAATCACGAGACACCCATGCAACTCCAAACCTCTGCCACCCAGGTTGACTTCTTCCCTGTCGCTGGTGGCAAGCGTTTCGTCAAGCGTGTGATCTGGCACCCCACTGAAGAGATCTCTCAGCAGATGACTTCCTTCTCCACTCGTGTCAAGTCTGACGCTCTCTACGACATCCGTCAGTATCTTGCCAACGGTGCTGAGGTTACTGACTTCAACACTGAAGCATATGCTGGCAAAGATTACTCCCCCGTGTACTGCTGATGATAGAGTTTCCCCATGTCCCACCACAAGGATATTCCTATGAATTTGACACTCCCAAGCGTGGTGTTGTTCGTATTTGGTGTGTTA